AAATCCTCAACTTTCCCCTCTTGCCACGGCTAATAGTTAGAGGGCAATACATAAACGCTCTCGGAAAGAGGTGAATACATGAAGCACAACTTGAAAATCAGTGTTTCAAAAAAACCACAGACTGGCGGGATTGTTTCCTGTCGAAACGTCACCATTAGGGAGCGTTTCCTTCGTTTTTTACTTGGTGATAAGCAGAAACTGACCATCCTTGTTCCGGGTGACACCGTACAGGAACTCGCCATCAGTGAGATTAAGGAAGGAGGAATAAACCATGAGCAAGATCAAGCTACTTCTTGATGTGGTTTCCGATATGCGCTCTTTGGCAGACAGCATACAAGCGGTTACTGATGTAATGGCGGGCAATGAACCTGTCGAAACAAAAGAACCAACTTCAACTGTAAAAGAGCCTGAACCAAATAAAAAGGAAATCACTCTAGAGGAAGTCAGAGCAAAACTCGCTGAAAAAAGCCAAGCCGGTCTTACTGCCCAAGTAAGAGAAATAATCCAAAAATACGGTGGCTCTAAATTAAGCGAAGTTGACCCGAGCTATTATGCAGATATGTTAAAAGATGCGGAGGGACTTAGGAATGAGTGATCATGCAGTTCTTTCCGCATCAGGAGCCTATAGGTGGCTGAATTGCCTTCCGTCTGCACGATTGGAACTGGAGTTTGTAAATAACGAATCCAGAGCAGCCGCTGAAGGCACCGCCGCCCATGCTCTCTGCGAACATAAACTCAAAAAAGCACTTCACATGAGAAGTAAGCGTCCTGTCTCAGTTTATAACTCCGATGAGATGGAAGAACACAGTGATGCCTATGTGGAATTTGTAATGGAACAGCTTGAACTGGCAAAGCAGAGCTGCACAGACCCTTTAATACTAATTGAACAGCGTCTTGATTTTTCCTGTTATGTTCCACAGGGGTTTGGAACCGGTGACTGCATCATTATTGCCGATAGGAAACTTCACATTATTGATTTCAAGTATGGTATGGGAGTATTGGTAGATGCGGTGGAGAATCCACAAATGAAATTGTACGCACTAGGTGCTTTGGAAATTTACGATAGTTTGTATGACATCGAGGAAGTTTCCATGACCATTTTCCAGCCACGCAGAGAGAATGTCAGC